GTTCAGGGTTCCGATGAGGAATCCGTTTCGGAGAGTGTCGCAAGGGTTAAGTCGCTGATCGGGAAGAATCCTCCGAAGGATCGTCCCGTTGACCCATCACAGGGCACAGGCAATGTACTGCCTCTTAATGGTGACCCGCTTCTCGACATGGTGAAGCGTGTTGTCGGTGCCAATAACTAAGAAAGAAGGATAGCCGATAATGGCTGACATTTTCCACACCCCCGCACCGGATACCGTTGCCAAGACCACTGACGCGATGTTCAGTGGCTACTTGGATCCGGTTCTGGCACAGGACTATTTCGCTGAGGTCGAGAAGGTTTCGATTGTTCAGCAGCTTGCCCGCAAGATCCCGATGGGGCCGAGCGGCGTCCGTATCCCGCACTGGACTGGTGAAGTCACCGCACGTTGGGTGGCGGAAACCGAGCAGAAGCCGGTCACCAAGGGTGACATGACTAAGCAGGACGTGGTGCCGTTCAAGATTGCCACGATCTTCGCTGCTTCGTCTGAGGTTGTGCGGGCGAACCCCGCGAATTACCTTGCGGTCATGCGGACTAAGGTCGCTGAGGCGATTGCTATGAGCTTCGATCAGGCTGTGCTTCACAAGGTGGACTCCCCGTTCGGTACCGCACTGTCGGACACCACTAAGACTCAGGCTCTTGGGCCGAACGCCTACGACGCCCTTAACGGTGGTCTGACTCAGCTTCTTGCCGATGGTAAGAAGTGGACCGGCACCCTCTTGGACAGCAAGACCGAGCCTGTGCTGAACGCCAGCAAGGATGCTGCGGAGCGCCCGCTGTTCCTCGAGGCGACGTACACGGATATCAATTCCCCGTTCCGCACTGGCCGGGTTATTGGGCGTCCGACTTACATTTCGGATCACGTTGCTCTGGATGAAGTTGTGGGCTTTATGGGCGATTTCTCCCAGCTTATTTGGGGACAAATCGGCGGACTGTCCTACGACGTCTCGGACCAGGCAACTCTTGACCTTTCCGCGAATGGGGACGGGTCCGGAATTGTGTCGCTCTGGCAGCAGAACATGGTGGCAATTCGTGTTGAGGCCGAGTTTGCTGCGCTGGTGAATGACCCTGAGGCATTTGTCAAGCTGACTGATGTTCCTGCGCCGAAGGCTCCGGCCACCCCGCCGAAGACTTCGCCGGCTTCGACCGCTAAGTGATTCTGACGGGGAGGGGGACTTCGGTTCCCCTCCCCTCAGGTCTGGAAAGGACTCCACGTATGGCTTACGCAACTGCTGAGGATGTGGCTGTCCGTTGGGGCCGGGACTTAACGGTTGAGGAAACCGCGCTGGTTAATGTCCGGTTAGAGGACGTTGAGCGAATGATTCGCCGGCGGATCCCTGATCTGGATGACCAAGTTGCTTCAGGTCAGACCGACGCCGAGGACGTTGTTCAGGTCGAATCAGATGTTGTTTTGAGACTTGCCCGTAACCCTGAGGGTTATCAGAGTGAGACGGACGGCAATTACGCTTACACAATTCAGAAGGATCTTGCGACTGGGCGGTTGCAGATCACCGACGACGAGTGGGCGATCCTTGGTGCCCCCCAACAGAACTGGTTCATTTTGACCCCACGCCCTGTTGTTGATACGGGTGCGTATGGGTTTATGAGGCGTGATGTTGAGTACGCCTGGAAGCACAACAAAGTCATTGATTGGGTTCGACAGATTTGGTGAGGTCATTGTGAGTCTGTTGGATAAAGCTAACGAGGATATCGTCATCTTCCCCGAGGAAACAGTCACGGACGCTGACGGGAATCTACAAACCCGCCCTTCCGCGACGGGGTTCCACGCTAAGGCGCGGATACAGCCGTCTGGTATGTCCGGTACGTCTGCCCGCCGTTCAGAGCAGGACAATGAGGGTTTCGAGTCTGAGAAGGTTTACTCGATGCGTTTGCCCCGCTCGTTCTGTCAGATCCTTGGCGCCCAGTCTCAGATTGTGTGGCGGGGACAAAGGTGGGTGGTGTTCGGTGACGCGTTCATTTTCAACAACTCTCCGAAGACAGCGCATGTCGCTTACACCATCAAGAGGTACTAGTGGCCGAAATTACTGTTAGTAATCGGACTTTGAACGGTATCGCGGCGCATGACCCGGCTGTGCAGCGCAGGTTGTGGGCTGAGGCTAAGAAGGTCGAAGCTATCGCTGATAGGCGTTTGCAAAGTATCCGCGCTTCTACTGAGTGGTACAAGATCGACCCTGCTTCTTCACCGGCTCATGTGACTCGCATTGAGCTTCAGAGGGATCAGACGGAGGGTAAGACCCCTGACTATCTGGTGAACATGGTGGCGTTGAATGCGTGGGCTTTGGAGTACGGGCATAAACCTTCGGGTGTGTTCGGGCCGGGTGGCCGGCTGTCTCATGTGAAGACGAAGGCGCCCCGGGCAACCTATTTGATGACTATGACTTTCGTTGAGGCTTAGGAGGGGAATGTGTCTGTGATGCCGCGTGTGCAGTCTGTGGTCATCCCGATACTGCGTGAAGCGTTCCCTGGTGTGAAAGTCGGTTCGTGGGTTGAGGATATCGACTACCGGATGTTCCCGATGTTGAACGTCAGGCGTCTCGGTGGGAGAAGGGATGCGAAACGCCCTCAGGCGTTATCGTTACCTGTTGTCGAGTTGACAGCCTATGGGATCGCTGGGCTTGTCGAAACTGAGCAGCTTTATGAGGACGCACTAGAAGTGCTGTATGACGCTGTGCTGCATCAGAAACAAACTGAGGCGGGGTATCTACACTCGATGGTGGAAACTATGGGTGCCACCCAGTTCAGTTCGCTGTTTCAGGACTCTTGGCGGATCCAGGGTCTTATTCAATTCGGGGTGCGTCCACCCCAATCAAAATAACTATTCAGGAGACATTCATGTCACAGAATGATTCGGCTGTCGTTACAGCGGCAGTCGGTTACGTTTTTACGGCGGCGCCGGGTACCCCCCGGCCCACCCCGGCGCAGATCGCGTCGATTGATCCGGAGGCGTTCGGTTCGTCTTCCAGCACGGTGACCGCTTCTGCGGTGCCGACTGGTGGCACGTTCAGCCTGACCGTGGGTGAGGGCACTGTTGCCCCGAAGCAGGCTGTGGAAACCATCCCCGCTAAGGTTCCCGCTGAGGGTGCCAGCACCCTTGAGGCGACTGGTGTTGAGCCGCCTGCCGCTACCCCGGACCCGAAGGCAGCCAAGAGCAAGACCTCGAAGGCTGTCGCTGATGAGGAACCGGTTGCTTCGGACGCCCCTTCGGGCACCACCCTTGACCTTCCGTTTGATTCTGGTGCCGCTGAGGTTCAGACCGCGCTCGAGAACATCGAGGGTGTCGGTTCGGGTAACGTCAAGGTCAGTGGTGGAGGTTTCGCTGAGGACGGGTTCGTGATCGCGTTCGTCGGTAAGCTGGCCGGCGAGAACATTGAGGTCACCGTGACCTCGAAGCTGGAACCTGTCACCGCTGTTGCTACCGCTGAGGTCGCTACCGCACCGAATGGTTGGTCAACTCTGGGCCATACCAGCCGGGATGACCTGCCCGAGTTCGGTTTTGACGGCGGCGACACCGAAGTCAGAGGGACATGGCAAAATGAAAATCTGCGTGAGGTTGTCACTAAGCCGATTGCGGATTATCTAACGATCCTGTTGCAGCAGTTCGATACTCAGTCTTTCGAGCTGTACTACGGCAAGGATGCTGCTAAGGCCGCTGGTGTGTTCGGTGTCGCTTCCGGCACCGCTACACCTTTGGAGAAAGCACTGCTCATCATCATTGTTGATGGTGATACGAAAATCGGATTTTATTCCCCGAAGGCGTCGATGCGCCGGGATGATTCGATCAGCCTTGCGACGGATGAGTTCGCTTCTCTGCCGGTGCGTGCCACTTTCTTGAAGTACGGCAGCGCCAACAAGTTTGAGTGGATCAACGAGGACCTGTTCACCTGATCCGCTCTGTTTGACCGGGGGGAGTAGGTGTCTTGGCGGGCCTACCTACTCCCCCCGCTTGCCCGCCAACCAAACAGGCCCGCCCACAAACATTTTATGAAAGGTCCGCTATGGGTAACATTTTCACTTTGGATTCTTTGCGCGAAGAAGTCGAGAAGCAGTACGCCCCCGTCACTATCACGTTGGCTGACGGTTCCGAGGTTCTGCTGCGTAACCTGTTGAGGCTTCCCCGTAAGTTGCGGGAGGAAGCTTTGGAGACTTTGCGTGAACTTGAGAACGTTGAGCAGGATTCTGCTGATGAGAGTTCCGTGGACAAGATGACCGAGGTCGCTTCTAGTGTGTTGGAGCTTGTCGCTGAGAGTGGCGGTAAGCGTCTGATCCGTGAGTTGGACGGTGATCTGACGTTGACGATGAAGGTGTTGCAGCGTTGGATGGAGTCAACTCAGGTGGGGGAAGCGGAACGCTCGCACGGCTGATTGACGATTACGGCGAGTATCTTGCAGCCGATTTGTTGGAGACTTACGGCATTGACATTCGGGATCTTCTGGTCCCGGGGTCCGGTGTCACTCCCCGCTGGTTGTTGGTGCAGATCAAGAATCTGCCTATCACTTCCCGGTTTTATTCGGAGAAGCGTGGTGGTCAACAGTTCCGCGGGTGGGATGAGTCTAGGTATGCGATTGTCGCTGTTGTCAATGCTGTTCGGGCGTTGCAGTTCACTTATGTGGCCGCTCATTCTAAGCAGAAGCCGAAACCCCCTGCCCCGTTCCCAGTCCCCGATAGTTCAGTTCGTAAACAGTCTTCACAGCGCCCTGGTTCTTTCGCGTTCATTGCGAAGGCGCAGTTGGCTGCGGCTAAAAGAAGGAAGCAGGTCACCGGTTAATGGCGAAGGGCGCTGGCGGTAAAGAGGTTGGCCGGATAACTATTCGGGTCACACCGGATACAACTCAGTTCTTTGCGGATCTTCTGTCTGCGTTGGAGGCTGCGGAGAAGAACGAAGTCACGATCCAGGTCAAGGCGGATCTGACTAAGTTCAATGAGCAGATCAACGATGCGATCAAGACTGCCCGCACCGCTGATGTGGATGTGGCCGCTGACAGTGCGGGGTTCCGTGAGGAAGTCGCTTCGGAGACTGAAGGGCTCGATGACGCTGAGGTCGAAGTTGTTCCGAAGTTAGACCGGTTTCAGCGCCGGCTTCTAGGTGAACTTCAACGAGCCTTGTCTAAGATCGAAGCGAAGATCCCCCTCACTCCTGATGCCGAGGATTTCCGCAAAGAGGTCGATGCGTGGTCTAAGGAAGCCACTAAGAAGATCAGCGCGAAGCTCCCGGTGGATATCGACGGTATCGTTGACGCCCGCCAGGAAATGCAAGAACTTGTCGCTATGGCGCAGTCTTGGGCTGATGACGGTGAGGTCGAGGTCGGTGTCGCACCGGATTTAGACGATTTCCAGAAACGTTTGATTGCACGGGTGAAGGCTGCCGCTAAGGGGCTTGAGGCTGATCTGCCGTTGACCCCTGAGGGTGAGGATCTTCGGCGGGAACTTAACACTGAGATTGCGGATCTGGTCGGTAAGATCACCGCGATTATCCCGGTGGATGTTGAGGAATCTGCGGATGCCCGTAAGAACCTGGACAAGTTGACCCGTGGTATCGAGGCCCGGTACAAGGCGACTATCCCGGTTGATATCCCGATGGATGAGTTCCAGAAGGGTAAGTTGTCTGAGCTTCAGAAGATGCTCAAGACGATTGATGCGAAGATCCCTTTGACTCCTAAGGGTGAGCAGTTACGGCGCGAGGCTAAGGCTTTGGCGCAGGACATTGAGAAGAATCTGAAGATCAGTGTCCCGTTTGATATCGACAAGGCCACAGATTACCGGGCTGGGATCACTTCTCAGCTTGGGAAGTTGAAAGATATCGGTGATGGTGTCGGCGCGTTCGATGAGTTGTCGAACAGCGCGAAGAAGGCTGGCCGGGAGATTGAATACTCGGGGCAGAAGATTTTCGGGTTGACCCGTGTCGGTTGGTTGATCCTCGCTGGGTTCACCGCCGCTGCCCCTGCTGTCGCTTTGGTTGCGGGCCTGTTGGCTGGTCTGCCGTCTTTGATGACTGCGTTCGCCGCTGGCGGTATCGCTGTGGCGTTGGGTATGGACGGCATCAAGAAGGCTGCTGAAACCCTTAAGCCTGCTTTGGAAGACCTTAAAACGGGGGTGTCTGACACTTTCCAGCAGGCTTTGACCCCGATCTTCGAGCAGCTTCTCCCGATGATGCCCATGCTGAAGGCTGGGTTCCAGCAGGTCGCTGTCGGGTTGACTGGTGCGTTCCAGGGGATCACTAACGCTATGTCCTCCGCGGAGGGCATGTCGCAGATCCAGAACATTCTGCAAAACACCGGTACGTTCTTTCAGTCTTTGCAGCCGCAGATGCAGCAGTTCACTAACTCCTTCCTTCAACTGGCTTCTGCTGGTTCGTCCGCGTTCGGGTATCTGCAAGGTTCTTTGGCGCAGTTCGCTACGCAGTGGCAGGGCATGGTTGACCGGGTTACCACTAACGGTGTGTTCGACGGCGCTATGCAGGGGTTGTCTCAGACGTTGACGGGTTTGACCGGGTTGTTCACCAGGCTGTTTGAGTCCGGTTTGGAAGCGATGGGCAAGCTTGGCCCTTCGCTGCAAACGATGCTGGGTGGTATCGGGGATCTGTTCGTTGGGGCTATGCCCGCTTTGACTGCGTTCTCGGCGGGTGTCGCTGAAACTATCGGCGCGTTGGGCACTTCGTTGGCGCCTGCGTTCCAGGCGTTGACCCCGGCTGTGTCCGCGATCATGCCCATCATCACCCAGTTAGCTTCGACGCTTGGTACCGCTTTGGCTGGTGCTGTGGTGACGTTGGCTCCTGCGTTGACGGCTATCGCTAACGCGTTGGGTCCGGTGTTGACGACAGCGTTGACTGCTTTGGCGCCGATCATCAATCAGGTCGCTACGACGTTGGCGACTGTGCTGCTGTCCGCTGTGACAGCTTTGGCCCCGGTGTTACCTCAGTTGACTGAGGCGTTCGTTCAGATCGCCGCGGCTATCGGGCAGGGGTTGGCGCAGTTCCTCCCTGTTGTTGCACAGGCTTTCGCACAATTGTTACCTGTGATTGTTCAGTTGATCCCGGTCGGTTTGCAGCTTGTCCAATCGTTGATACCGTTGATCCCTGCGTTCGCCGCGGTCGCTACCGCGGTGGTTCAGGTGATTAGTGCGCTGACACCTTTGTTGAATGTTCTGGCTCAGGTGGTGGCGTTCGTCGGCCAGGTGATAGCGGTGTTCGCCGGCCTTGCCGCCGCGATTGTCGGCAAGGTTGCGGAAATGGCTGCTGGGGTCATCGGCGCATTCGCTGGGATGATTTCCACGGTGCTGTCCGCTGTCGGCGGGTTCATCGGGGATGTTGTCGCGTTCTTCACAGGTCTTGGTCCGAAGATCGTCGCGGCTTGCTCTGGCTTCTCGAGCATTCTGATATCTGCGGGTAAAGCTTTGATGGACGGTCTTCTGAACGGCATCAAGGCGGGCGCCC